ATTATCCAGTAGTTATCGAATACGATAGTATAGCAACTATAAACGCTGAAACTGATATCTATTTAGGATTAACGGATCGTGGGCAAAATTGGGTTAACAATATTGCAGGTGGTAGGTCTATAAATACTTTGAATGTAGACCGCGTTTGTAAAGCGGGTGAAATGACACCATTCGTATCGGCTCGATATATCTTTAATAAGATAATGTCTTTAAGTGGGTTTAGTTTGGGTACTGATTCGGGAACGCTAACAAGTGAGTTGGACTTTATGTATATTCCGTGGGTTAGCGAAAGCCAAACGATTCAGCAAATAGGTGGCAATCCCGAAACTGCAAAGTTTTTACTCAATGGATATACAACGCCTGTATTATTAAACAATACGGATTTTGTTAATGAAACTGTCTATAATACAACTTATCGAATAGCACATTTTCCAACTTTAAATGAAGCGCAAGACCCGGGCGGAAACGTAGTTGGGAATGTTTATACCGTTCCATTCAATGGTTCGTATAAGATAACTGCGACAATCAATTTGCAAGTAGAACCCGCTTTTGTTGGTGGTGACTTTTATGGCATTTTTGGTTTTAAATTTATCCGTACAAATGCATTAGGACAAAAGACATTTTTAACTAATAGTGGATCAATAGCAACTTACGCCTTTGATGATAGCGGAACGCAAAATGCAATAGTGAGTAGTCCGATATTTGGAGAAACTGGAAACCAAATGCAGTTCTTAAACGAAGGTGATACAATAGAGGTTGTATTATATACCTTAAATACTACTGAATTAGATTTGTTTACAGGGGATTTTCAAATCAATGAAATCGTATTTGAAGCGCAAGAAATTAGTAAGCCATTATTTGGAAACGAAATTGATTGGGTGGCTAACGCGCCTGTAATGAAATGTACCGAGTTCATTGATTCTCTTTTCAAGATGTATAACTTGGTGGTTGTTCCAAATAAGTTCAACCAAAAGTTAATCGACTTTATACCATTCCAAGAGTATATCTCGCAAGGGGTTAGCAAAGATTGGACACCATTGTTAGACATTAGCAAGGACATAACTTTAATGTCTACAAATGATTACCAAGCAAGGAAAAACACGTGGACATATAAGGCAAGTAGCGACCTATTCAATAACATTTATAATACGCAAGGAAACCGCGTTTATGGTAGGTTAGAATTAATTGATGCGGAGAATGACTTTGCAACGGATGAAAACAAGGTAGAGTTGTATTTTGGTTCAACACCGATTGTTCCTGTTAATGGTACGACTTACGCTATTCCCAAATTTGTAAGTGATGATTACGCGTATAGCGCACCTAACCCACGAATCTTGTATAAGGTTGGGGACACTATGAAGTTCAACGTTTATAACGATACAACAACTGGTATAAACCAAGTTGAAACGTTTATGTTCAGTCATTATAGTGACTTTGTTCCCGACATTCAAAGTCGTGATTTAAACTTTGGACAAGAAACGCCTTTGTGTTTAGTGGATTCAATACCATTTAAAACGTTATACGCACGTTATTGGAACGAATACATACAAAATATTTACGCACCAGATGCGCGTATTTTAGAGGCTTTCTTTTCGCTTGAATTTGCAGACATTTACAACTTCAATTTCAATGATAAAATCTTTATCAAAGATTCTTATTGGCGAATATTGTCAATTAGTGATTACGTTGTAGGAACGCAAGACACGGTCAAGGTCACATTGATTAAACAAGTGACGGCTGAACCCGATTGCCTACTTACTCCCGATTCAATAACCGCGTTTGGTACGGTTCGTTTTGTCGATGCCAATGGTAATCCTGCTGATGCTACACAAATATGTTGTGAGGTGTACAATTATAGTTGGCGCGATGGTGGGTGTTATGCGTTTGTTCCTGATTCCGATGGAACTGGTAAACCAAAGAGCGCGCAACTTACAACTGATAAAGTTTCAAGTGTTGAACCCAATACCAAATCCGCTTTAGTTGTATCGGATAACAACTTTGTTGGGTTGGGTAATGATAACTCAATAGTGTTGGGAAGCGGTAACCGATTGGATAGCGGTTTGGATTCCGTTTTTGTAATGGGTTACAATGCATCGGTTATAAATGGTGGCGCTACCATAGGAAGTGCAGGAACTTATCAAGGCGAAATGCAGAATGGCTTAATACCTATGTGGGGTAAAGGTGACTTTACTACAAGTGCAACTACCATTCGTTTGTTGGCTTATGGCACAACTTACATAAATATGCCCGATAACTCCGTTTGGCTTGGTAAATTGCGTTTAATGGTTGGTCAAGTAGGTGCGGTAATTGATGCAAGTGTAAGCGGTGAATATAACTTACACATTGTACAAAGCGGTGGTACTATAAGCCTAAAGAATGTCACTACCATAGATGAAACGGCAATCGATATAGATGGCAAATTCATTATTGACCTGGATGTGATCGGTAGTACCTTCGCAATAACGGTTGTATTAGATGATGCAACGGCTTATCCATACAACACAATTAACATTTCAGCGCAGTTTAACTATACACAATATACTTATGCATAACCCAAAGGACACCTTTAAAAATGTTAGACATTTATTACAACACGGACTTGGTAAGGACTTGCCGAGCAATGAAAATAAATTGTCAAATAGAACCACAAAGTTCTTAAATTTCATCGTTTTTGCGTCATTAGTAATAGGCACGATTTACGTATTTAATTTAATATTCTAATGGCAACACAAAAGACGGTTATAGAAGTTGATGTTCAAGGAACGGAACGCGTTGAATCAATGCGCTCACAAATGCGTAAATTACGTGAAGAGTTAGCGAGATTGCCAGAGGGAACGGCTGAATTTAATAAAGTACAACGTGAGTTAGGTGCATTAAATGACAAAATGGGTGACTTGAATAAGTCAGTCAATACGTTAGCAGGTGATCCGTTGGAACGTTTGAACAACTCCTTTGGAATGATTGGCAGTTCCATAATGAGTTTGGATTTCGGGGCGGCTCAAACTGGATTGCAAGGGGTAACATCAGCAATTAAAGATTTTAAGTTTGGCGACCTTTCCAACGCGGCAAAAGGATTTGGTAAAACGATGTTAGATTTGGGTAAGGCTTTGATGACTAACCCTATCTTTTTGATTGGTGGTATCATTGCTTTAATCGTTGCCAACTTTGAAGAACTCACAAAAGCAGGTGGATTTGTTGGAAAGATGTTTGGGTTCTTAAAAGATACCATTGATTCAGTAACGCAAGGTCTTGTTGACTTTATGGACTGGATTGGGTTAACTGATTCCAAAGCAGAGGAACGCGCGGAGAACGAAAAGAAAAGAGCGGAAGAAGCGAAGAAGTTAGAAGAAGACAAGTTAAAGAAGCAAAAGGAAGCGGAAGCGGAAAAGGAAAAGTTAGCCAAAGAAGCCGCAAAGAAAGAAGCCGAGCGCATCCAAAAAATAAAGGATGACCAAAAGGCATTAACGGAATTTCTTAAAGCGGAAAATGAGAAACGCTACCAAGATTCATTAGCCAATGATGACAAGTTAGTAAGACAAGCACAGTTACAATACGAAGAAAAAAAGAAGTTAGCGCACGGAAATACTGAACTTTTAAAGCAATTAGAAGAAGAGTATCAAAAGCAAGTTGCAAAGATTCGCGAAGAAGAAACTTTACAAATAAAAAGTAAAGATGCAACTACGTTACAATCAGCAGTTGACTTGTCTAAAGGTGTTGTAATATCTATCAACGAAACTGCGGTTGCGGATGAAGAAGCACGAAAGAAAAGATTAGAAGGTGAACAGGCTTTAAAAGAAGCGCGTTTGCAAATTGCACAAGAAGCAATAGGCGGCTTAATGGACTTGAATAGCGCGTTGGTGGATAGTGGTATAGTGGATGCGAAAAAAGGATTTCAAATTGCAAAGGCATTAGGTATTGCACAAACTACAATCTCAACCATTGAGGGTACTCAAAACGCATTTACAACTGCAAATAAAAGTGCTATTACTTCCGTATTCCCTGCATATCCATACATACAAGCGGGTATAGCGGCTGCGGCTGGTATTGCACGAATCGCATCAATTAGAGCGCAACAATTTAACGGAGGTGGCGGTAACGTTCCCAAGCCAAGCGCAGGAGGTGGCGGAGTTGGTGGCGGTGCTACTCCTGCCCCTGCTGTGGATTTGTCGTTCCTCAATCAAGGTAGTAATAAATCACAACCAATTCAAACTTATGTCCTTGCTACCAACGTAAGTAATGCCCAGGAAGCCGAGCAAAAAATTAAAGACCAATCACGAATAATTAAATAAAAAATGGAAGAAGTAAAAGTTATAGAATACACTATCGATGATAGTGGATATTTAGGGGTTAACGCTATCTCACTTGTAGAAAATCCCGCTATCGAAGTTGACTTTGTAGCGTTGTCAAAACAACACGTTAAACAAGCGGCAGTAGAGGAAGGTGAGCGCAAGATGCTATACGGAGCGGTGATGATTCCCGATCAACTCATTTACCGAGTTAATGGAATGGGTGAAGCTTACTATTGCAAGTACTCAAAGGAAACCATAAACAAGATAGCGCAAGAGTATCTTAAGCGCAATATGCACCACAATAGCAACCTTGAGCATCAAATACCTGTGGCTGGATGTGTAGTTGTTGAATCGTGGATCAAAGAAGGCGCACACGATAAGAGCCAAAACTTTGGATTCTCTTTTCCTGATGGTACTTGGTGTATTGGAATGAAAGTCGATAATGACGAAGTTTGGCAAGACATAAAACAAGGTAGTGTCAAAGGCTTTTCATTAGAGGGATTCTTTACCGAAATGAGTGAGGAGTATCTAGCAGAACAAGAGATTGAAAAGATAATGAAGCAACTCGAGGGAGAGTTGAACGGAATGTAATACACACCCCTTGCCTATCAACGATGCACACTAGGGGTGTATTCTCATTACACCGCGTGCAGGTGTATGTTTACCCGACAAACAAAGAACCCCCTACGTTTAGGGGGTTTCTTCGTTGAACTAAAACTTAAACAAACAATAAAAACACAAATCGAGGAAATCGATGAATCAAAAGTAAAAACAAAAATGAAATTTTGCGTCTTAATACAAAATCATTTATTAACAATTATGAGTAAAGTAAACGATATCGTTTTCAAGTACGCTGAAAAGTTGAAGTCATTTGGCATCAGCCTTTCCGCAGTTGAGGAAGCGGTAGAACAAAAGCAAATGGCTATGGCTGTACTTGCGGATGGAACCGAGGTTTACTCACCCGATGCTGAATTTGGCGTTGGTTCGGAAATCTTTGTTATGGATGCGGAAGGAAATCCTACACCCGCACCTGACGGAGAACACGAAACTGCCGAAGGTAAGATATTGGTTGTAGTAGAAGGCAAAATCACGGAAGTAAAAGAAAAGCCTATGGAGGAAGAACCCAAAGTAGAAATCGAAATCGAAGAGGTTGAGCAATCATCTTTCGATGGAGTTTCTCGCGAGGAGTTCGAAACAACTATCAACAAATTGATTGAAGGCTTTGAAGCCAAAATCAACGCGTTGAACGCTGAAAAGCAAACCCTATCTGCAACCATCGAGAAGATGTCTAAAGCACCTGCAACAGACAGCGTGAAGAAATCTACTCCAGTTGCACAATCAAAATCAAGCGTAGAGCCTACACCATTCAGAGCATTGGATGCAAGAAGCCGCGCATATCAATTAATTAATTCTAAAAAATAAAAAAATGGCTATTACTATTAACGGTACATACGCAGGTGAATTAGCATTACCATACATTCACGCTGCTTTATTGAGTGGTGACACTTTGGCAAAATCTTACGTTACTTTGAAAGAGGGCGTAAAGTACAAAGCTGTATTGAAGAAATTATCAAGTGCAAACTTGGTTCAATCTTTTACTTGTGATTTCTCTGATCCAACTGATTTGACTTTGAACGAATCTGTTTTGGTTGTTACTGATTTGAAAGTGAATTTGGAAGTTTGTAAATCAGATTTCGCTCGTGATTGGGAAGCTGCTCAAACTGGTCGTGGTTTCGCTAATGATGTAGTTCCTGCGAACTTCCAAGATTTCTTGATTGGTTACGCTGCTGCTAATGTTGCTCAAAACATCGAGTTCACAATTTGGCAAGGTGATGTAACTGTAGGTTCTACTTACCCTTCATTTGACGGTCTTGAAAAGAAGATTAAGGCGGCTACTTCTTTGGAGCCAACTTGGACTACAATGGATATTGATTCTGTTATCCCTAATATTCAAGCAGTATTGGCTGCATTGCCAACCGCATTGATTGGAGATCCTAACGTGAAAGTTTATATGAACCGCGCAACCGCTCAACTATATCGTCAAAAAGTTGCATCTTTGGGTTATGCTTTCGAATACAACGCATTCAAAGAATTCAATATGCAAGTTGATGGTTATGACATCTACGTTTGCCCAGGTATCTCCGATGGAACTATCATTGCTTCACGCCCTGACAATTTGTTCGTTGGTGTTGACGCTAACTCTGACTTCGCTGAAGTTAAAGTAGTTGATATGTCTTTGACTGATGCATCTGATTTGGTTCGTATGGCTATGAAATTCCGCGTTGGAACTCAAGTTGGATTCGGTTCAGATGTAGTTATCGGTTACATCGACTAATATAATTCACTATAATAAAAAGGTGGGGGAGTTTGTCCCCTGCCTTTTATTGTAAATAATAACAACTTAAAAATAATATTATGGCTTGTGAATTAACCGCAGGATTTACACTAGATTGTAAAGAGGGCGTAGGTGGTATTAAGGCTATCTATCTTCAACAACTTGCTGACTTCCAAACTGGAGTAACTGTCGATGGAACAAGTGGTGAAATTGATGGTTTGCCAACGGCTTCCATTTATCAATTTACCCTTCCAAAACACACAGGAAGTTTTACTGAAGAAGTGCAAAGTTCGGTTGAGAATGGAACAATTTTTTACACTCAAACCGTTACTGCTACTTTCTTTCAGTTGTCTGCTGCACGTAGAAAGCAACTTGAAATCATTGCAAAGAATCGTTTGGTTGTTTTTGTTTTAGATAACAATAACAACATTTGGATGGTTGGAAAAGTAGACGGCGCAGAAGTAACTGCAATGTCAACTGCTACTGGTGTTGCCAAAGGTGATTTGAATGGTTATACCATCACTTTCACCGCAGAAGAAAAGAACAAGGCTTACCGCTTGGAGTCATTTAGTACAACTCCTTTCGATAACTTCGGTTCTATTACTGTTGTAGCACCAACAATTTAACTTATATTTGTTTAGGATGAATTATCTCCAAACGAATACCGCATTTCAAACTCTCCTCCTTTCTCTTAAAGAGGGGAGTTTGTTATTTGCGACAACTTATAGTAACTACCTTGTAGTTATACAAAACGAAATAACTTTAGAGACCTTCTATGTTATCCCTTCTACAATCAGCGAAAACGATAGGATTACGACTTTGGCAATTAGTACAAATGATGATGATCCAACTAATGGTTCTATTCTTGTTGTTAATGGTGGAAGGTATAACTTTATTGTATATGGTCAAAACTCGGATACAAACCTTGACCCTACGAGTGGGGATGTGGTGGGAGAAATTAAGAGGGGTTTTATACAATTCGAAACGGTTGTGAATTATTACAACCAACCCAATATAGTAATTCCAAGTGATATCGAATATAATGGATAAAAAAGAATCAATCGTTAACCGCTTTAGCGCAACTCAAGTAGAGTTGGCAAAGTACGTTAAAATCGACCCTATCGAATATGAGGATAAGAAGGGTTGGGTGGGTTATGGCGAAGGTAATGCATTTAGTAATTATTTAATTGAACTATATAACACCTCACCAGTACACGGCGCGTTGGTTAACTCCATTGCTTTTATGATTGCAGGAAAAGAATTTACTGCATCAACTACGTTAGCGGTTAGAGAGATTCAAAGATTGAAACTTGACAAGATTCTTAAGGCTACTGCTTTAGATTTGAAGTTGCAAGGTGGGTTTTATTGGGAGGTTATTTGGTCAATGGATAGAAGCACCATTGCACAAATCAATCATTTGCCTTTTGAGAACTGCCGATTGGCTTGTAGTGACGATAACGATGATGTAACAGGGGTGTGGTATTCTCGCGATTGGAACGACACGCGCAAGAAAAAGAACAACCCACACTACATTCCGATGTTTGACATAAATACCAAAGATGAAAATCCAAAACAGGTATTGTTTCAACATTCAATGATGATTGGTAGTGAGTATTATCCAAAACCCGATTACATCGGATCAGTAAATGAGATTGAAAAATTAAGACAATATAGCGAATACCAAGTTAACTTGATTCTAAACGGATTCTTCCCTTCACTTATTGCATCATTTAACAACGGAATACCAACACTTGAAGAGCAACGAATGATAAAAAATCAGTTGCAACAATCAATTCAAGGTGCTGAAAATGCAGGAAAAGTATTGACTTTCTTTAATGAGGAAAGAGATAGAGGGGTTGAGTTCACTCCGTTTCCAGTTGGTGACTTGGATAAGCAATTTGAGAGCCTTGTAAACCCATCTATTGAACAGATATTGATTAGCCACCGCGTAACTTCACCGCTTCTTTTTGGTGTGCGTGATGGTGGTGGTTTGGGTTCTAACACTGATGAAATGAAAACGGCTTTCCGTTTGTTTTCAAAGCAAGTAATTAACCCATTTCAAAGAATTATTTGCGATGGAATAGATATACTATTGAACGCGATGGGCATTCCATCCGATGTACAGATAGTTGAGAACGATTTGTTCGAAGAAGATGTTGTTATAGATGCCAACGGTACACCTGCACCAACTACTGACCTTGCAAGTCAAGCGTTGAATGGTGCACAGATTAGTTCTTTGTTGGAGATTATCACGCAAACAACTGCAAACGTATTGACAATAACGAGTGCGAAGGCAATCACAAAGGCGGCGTTTCCAATGTTAGCAGAGGTTGAGATAGATGCAATCTTTGACAACTTAAGTAGTGTTAACTTACAACCTACGGATGTAATTCAATCATCCGAAAAAAAAAAAGTTAAGCACGAACACAAAGACGTTTCTCAAGCAGAACAAAGTTTTGAGCCAACTAACGAAATGGCAGAAGAAGCCGAGTTAGGTTTAAAATGGCGCGAGGAATATGGTAGAGGTGGAACGGAAGTTGGTTTAGCACGTGCGAGAGATATACGTAACCAACGCAATTTGTCTTTTGATACGGTCAAAAGAATGAATAGTTATTTTGCAAGGCACGAAGTAGACAAAGAAGAGAGAGGATGGGAAGGGGGTGAAGATAATTTTCCAACTGCTGGTCGAATTGCTTGGCAACTTTGGGGCGGTGATGCAGGTCGTGATTGGGCAAAGAAAATCGTTGAAAGAGTTAACGAGAATCAATCAACTCACGTTTGCCAAAGTTCAAACGATTTCACGGATGAACAAGGCAGAGAATGGATAAACGAGTTGAAAGACAAAGCCGAGTATATTGACGAAGAAGAATGGGAATTGATTAGCGAAGAAGAAGTAACAGACCCTGAAAATGAATTGAATTTTACTTCCGAAATGTTCAATAAGATGCCATCAATGAATGATGCCAATGGTGGCGAGAAAAGTAATTGGGGGGATGTTGGATTGTATAAGTTACGTTACGCATATTCTCAAAACCTTTCCGCTAACTCACGAGAATTTTGTATTGATATGGTAGCAATGTCGCAAGAAGGTGCGGTGTTCCGTTATGAAGATATAAATAATATGAGTGACAAGGGAGTGAATGGAGATTTCGCGCCTGAAGGCAGTTCTACTTATGATATTTTTGTATACAAAGGCGGTGCGTTTTGTCACCACTTTTGGAAGCGCCAAATCTATATGAGAAAGAGAGATTCAAAAGGTAGAATAATGCCTAATGAAGGTCTTGAAAATGATAAAAGAGTCGGAAATAATCCGTACGTTCCAAAGAAAGGAGTAGAAGGAACTGCACCAATAAACACACCATCCAGAGGTTCAATTAAATACGCATAAAAAAATGGCAATCCCACAAGAAATATTATTGATAAACGAGGATGTGTTGAAGAAATACACACCTTTGACCGATGCAGTTGACCCAAACTTAATTCGCCCTTGCATTTACGTGGCGCAAGATATGTACTTGCAGAACTTTTTGGGTACTAACTTGACCAACAAAATCAAAGATGATGTTGCTAATGGCACATTGTCGGGTAATTACGAAATCTTATTGAATGAGTATATTTTAAAGTTACTCATTTGGTGGACAATGGTTGAACTTTACCCATCGTTGTTGTATAAGCACGACAATGGAAACTTGGTAAGTAGACAAAGTGAAGATACTACTCCAGTTACAAAGGGTGAAATGGAATCTTTGAAAGAGAAAGCACGTGAGAACGCAAGATTCTACACCAAAAGAATGGTTGACTATTTGCGTTTTAACACAACCTTGTTTCCCGAATACACGAATAACACGGATAATAATATCTTTCCCGATATGAATCCGTATGGGAAAAGTAATTTCTTAATTTCGGACAGTTATAAAACCCAAAGAATAAGATGGTCAATAAACGACTTCCTACCACCTACGTACTAAAGCGAGAGCAGTACGAAAAGATGTTAAAGGTTTATCTTAAAAAACAACAAGCAAAAATTAAAAAGAGTTGAAAGAGTTTATGTTTTTGAAAGGTAAAGTTTGGTTGTTCGCATCACTTGCTGTATTCCTACCAATCAAAGAGTTGATGTTAACCATTGGCTTTTTGGTGGCTGCTGACCTTGTTGTAGGTGTATGGAAAGCCATTAAGACAGGACAACGCATTCGCTCACGTAGAATGTCCGATACGGTTACTAAATTGCTGTTGTATCAATTAGCAATAATGAGCGGATTCTTAATCGAAACTTTTATCATTAGTGAGTTAATCCCTGTAACTAAATTGATTGCTACCGTTATTGCCATTATCGAGTTCAAAAGTATTATTGAATCTATTGAAGCCGTTACAGGCAAAGACCTTTGGAGTAAAATTAAAACGATTATAGGGCGCAAAAGCGAAGATATAACTGATGCAATGACCGATGGAAAAAATAAGTAAATATGTAACCTATTCAGAGGTCACAAAGAGCAATCAAGCAACTGCTTTAAAGTTGGCTAACATTCCAAACGCTATGCAGTTGAATAACTTGCGGTTAGTTTGTACTAACATATTCGACAACGTTCGCGAACACTTTGGAAAGCCTATTGGAATCAGTAGCGGTTTCCGTTCAGTTGAATTAAATGCCAAAATTGGCGGTAGTAAAACATCACAACATTGCGAAGGAAAGGCACTCGATATCGATGGAGATATTTTCGGTGGCATAAATAACAAACTATTGTTTTTTTATATAAAAGAAAATTGTATATTTGACCAACTCATTTGGGAGTTTGGTAGTGAGAACGCACCAGACTGGGTTCACGTAAGTTACAACGAGGGAAAGAATAGAGGTCAAGTTTTACGTGCGTTAAAGGTAGGCGGTAAAACAATATACAAACCTTTCTAATATGGCTGAACAAGCAAAAACAAAGTTAGCACGTGAAGTGCGCGAGAGATTTCCCAACACACCGACATTAACACTTGCAAAGAAATTATCTAAAGAACATTTTGAAACTTTTTTAGGAGTTGAAGATGCTAGATTAACACTGCGTAGAATCGAAGGTAAATTAGGGAATTACAAGCCAACTGATAAATCTTTGATTGTGGATAAAGAAAGACCACGTAACCCATTTAAGTTACCCAAGTCATATGCAAAAGGTAGAAACCACGTTGACATTAAAGGCAAAAAAGTATTAGTATTGTCTGACATTCACATTCCTTACCACGATATTGATGCAATTTCGGTTGCTATCCAAACAGGATTGGATGAACAAGTAGACACTATCATTTTGAACGGTGATGCGCTCGATTGTCATATGGTGAGCGACTTTGTGAAAGACCCAAAGAAAAGACGATTTAAGGATGAGTTGTATGCAATGCGAACATTTGTCTATGAACTTCGTCAAACGTTCCCTAATGCAGAGATAATCTATAAAGAAGGCAACCACGAAGAACGCTATTGGAGATATATGCGCGTTAAAGCACCCGAACTATTCGACATTGATGCGTTTGATTTCAGTTCGTTGTGTCACCTGGACAAGAACAATATCAAATTTGTTGAAGGAAAAAACAAGATTAACATTGGTGGGTTGTCACTATTTCACGGACACGAATTTGGAAAGCAGTTTATTCCATCAGTAAACGTAGCACGTGGGTTGTTTTTAAAGACAAAAGCGAATGCAATGTGTGGACACCATCACCAAACCGCAGAGCATACCGAACGCGATGTTAACGGCAAGGTTATAACGTGTTGGGGTGTTGGTTGCTTAAGTGAGTTAAGTCCCGACTATAACCCATATAGTAAATACAATCACGGATTCGCAATAATAACCAGAGGTAATGGAAAAGAATTTCACGTTAAGAACTATCGTATTAGTAACGGTCGTATCTATTAGTATCGGAATTGGTATCGGTGTTTTATTGTGTAGACCTAAACCAAGTAGGGTACAAATTGTAACCCACTTGGATAGCGTTGTTGTATTAAAGGCATACGTTGATACTTTGGAAGTGGAACGGATCAAAACAAAGACCATTTATGAAAAACAAATTGATACTATTTATCTTATGGATAGCGTTGCCATTGATAGCGCATACACAAAAGCAATACAACGACTTCAGCAATTCGAAAGAGCTGGATTCTTTAAGCGTTGAAAGGCGGTTAGTTGTTCTTGGTGTCAAATCGTTGGATTATTACGTGTCATTAAACGGACTAAATCAGCGCATTTTGTCCTCTCAAAGGGACATTATCTTGCACAATGAAAAAGAAATCGCACGATTGAATGAGCAGAACACCACGTTAAATGCACAACTTAATCAACAAATAGACAATAAAAAAAGGTGGCAAAAAGCCACCATTTATTCAGTAGGTTTAAACGTTATTTTTTTAGGGACATTATACGTTTTAGGTAGATAGCAAAATCTAACGCTTCTTCATACGCGTGATGCATCCATTCCTTTTCGGATAGATTCGCCTTGTCCACCGTTACTCCGTACTTCATTCGCCCCATTTTCTCACGTGCTATAAGGTCGCTGATTACTTCTTTGTAAACGTCACTCTGGCAGTTGTCGAAATCGTGTGTTATATTCATTCTACTTTATCATTAAATTGTTCTCTCATTTCATCAATTATTTGCGCCATTGTTTTAGGCTCAAGGATTGCTTTCAAATTTGGCTTAAAATACAAATCACTTTTAAGCACCTTTCCATCCTCGCGGTAAATTGGGTTTCCATCAATATCCAACTTGCTCATATTACTCGCGTGAACTTCATCAAACATTGCCTCTAACTTGTCAGCAATTCCCAAGTCAATGGCATAACCAAAAAGTAAATACATTTGGTCAATGATGGCATCCGAAATGTCAACTACGTTGGTACTCATCTTCATTTCATCCAATTCTTCTTGAATTAAGCGTTCGTGCAGTACGCAGTTTTCAAAGTTATACCCACGATTCAAAGGCAAGTTAAAAGCCTTTCGGAATTGGGTTACTTGTTCTATTTGTTTTTTCATATTACTTCAATTTTTTCTGCGGTTACTCTTGCGTCTTGGATCAATTTAATTAGTTCCGGTAACATCCAATATCCAAACGATGCCATTTCATAGGTGAACTCATCCAAGTGTTCTGTTATACTTGGCATAGTCACACCATCCACATTCCATAGTGCGCTAATGGTCTTGCCGTGTTCACGTTGTATCGATTCGTTAAGTCGTTTCATCAGCATCTTGGTTTGATGATTGTAGAACCATTTAATCGTTTCGCATTCATCACTCGCGTACAATGTCGCTTGTGTCCACATCAGTAGGTTAAGCACATTCAATTTGTCGGCTTCGTCTTTTGTTAGTTCAAGTTTAGGCTTCATCTTTCAAGTGTTTTGAGATTAGTTCCATTGCGTACTTTGCACCTTCCATAAAGGAAAAATAAGCGGTGTTGTCCATTTGTTCACCATTGTACTGAGCGTGAATTTCCGCTTTCATTTTGATTAACTTGTGTAGTTCCATTTGTTTTTAGTTTGGGCAAATATAATTATTTTTTTATTGAAATGCGTATTTACCAAAATTTCTTTTTAATTCGTAAAATGACCGCATCATTATGGCATCAGCAAAGTCGGGACTTAAGCCGTGTCGCTTCTTTAAATCTTCTTTATTGGTCACTCTCAACTTTCCATCACTATCCAGTTTCTCCCTTCGCACCATTTCAAGTTCTTTAACTATCGTGTCTTTGTGCGTTGGTTCAAAGGTGATAAGGTTGTTGGTGATTAGTTCGCCTAACTTAAAATAACAATCCGATTTCAAGTTCATATAGTTATCACGTACCGCTTTTGATCCATTAAGAAATCCCTTGCAACGAATGTAATCCACTGCACCACCACCGATACCATCTTCATCGACCAAGACATTAGACAACTTCACGTTATGCGTTCTAATCAGTTCGTTGACTATTGAAACTGTTTCGTTAATTGGCTTGTGTTTTAGAACAATAAACTTTTCAGCGTGTAACCCATCCCACAATACAATCACGGTTCTATCATCACCCATACGCGCAATATCCGCAGTAATGTACTTATCACCTTTCGTTTGTTGCGGTCTAAAGCAACGCAGTAAATCATCGTATTCATACAATCGGTCTTTTGTTTCGTCATAGTCCCAATCTCCTTCAAGCAATCTTTTGCGGTCAATGTCGGGCAACATTTGTAAAGATTGAATATAGATAGGTGAAATGTAAGGATTATCAGTTGGCAATGCGTGAATATAAATACGGTCAGGTCTAATGGTTTGATTTCTTTGCGCATCATAAAACTCACTATATAACCATCCCTTATTTGGATTAGCAGTCATTAATAATTTTGGCTTATCATCCACCAATTTGTAACGCATACGTGAGGATAAAATGTCCACACATTTTTTACTTACTTCTCCAGCCTCATCCACAAAAGAATCAGTAATTTCTAACGAACCGAACCTTTGAAATTCGGGGTCGGATGGAGTATCAGCCAAATCCATTAGGATTGTTTGACTTCCATTGTACCAATTTATTACGTGGTCTTGTCCATTGTAAGTAAAATGTTTTCCTACAATTAGTCCGTATTGAGCGCATAACTCAAAGAAGGTAGCCATTGTACTTAATCGCAACTTCTTTAACTCTGCACGACCAATCAAACCGCGAGTGCCTGGATACTTTAACCTTCTTTTAATTTGCCAATCGCAACCAAGAAAACTTTTCCCCGATCCAGCACCTCCAGCATATAACACTTGCCATTTATCACTATCAGTTGATAGAGCATTTAAGGCTTCGATTTGTTTTGAATGGTATTTAATTTCCATCGAGTTGCTGAATTACTTTAAAGATTTCGTAAGCCACTTGCGGTACTATTGCATTTCCGTAACCCTTTAAAGATTCTTGTCGCCATTTAGAAAAGGTAATTCCGTCCAGTTCGGTGGGAAGCCCATCATCTCCGCCACAAATCGGGGATTCAGTTGGGAAGTTTTGGAAGTTTTGAATACTCTGGTTAATGTCATTGAGTGCATTGATCCCTCTTTGACTTGTGAACTCTTCATTGTCGCACTCGCATTCGTTGAGTCGAATACTGTTGGTGTTGGCAGCAATGAACCAAACTCTATCTCTGCGGTGTGGCGCACCGATGGCACAAGCAGGAAGTATAAACGGGATGACTTCATACCCTTCATTTTCCAATTCAGCGCACACCTCTTCGAAAACCAATCCCCCGTTCCAATTAGTGATTCCACGAACATTCTCCCCCACAACGTATGTCGGTTGAATCTCTTGAATTGCTCTAAGCATTTCAGGGAAGAGATGTCGCTCGTCCTCTTTCCCAAGTCGCTTTCCTGCTTGGCTATATGGTTGGCAAGGAAACCCGCCTGTGAGGATGTCAATTGTTTCTCTGTGAATAGTGAAATCTGTTTTTGTGATGTCTTCATAACTTATTGAATTTGAAAAATGATAATTTAAAACTTGGCGTGGGAATGGCATCCATTCACAATGAAATACGTTCTCCCAACCCATCCATTCTGCGGCTAAATCAAATCCACCGATTCCGCTAAAGAGTGATCCGTGCCTCATAGTTTTTCTTTGATCCGTTGTTGTAGTATATGACTATCCATTATATCCGCATACAGCAAACGCATTATCCCTTGTCGAACTTCTAAATCAAAGTTCTCTTTTTCAATACGTTTCATATTCGTGACCGCGTAATTAGATAATCCCTTTTCACTGCATAGGTTTTGGAAGGACATAAACTTAAACTTTTTCCACTCGTCATCACTCCAGCAGTCGGGATGAATCGCGCCAAGTTCTTCAAACTTCCGCATCATTGAGGGCGCAAGTAACATAACCGCAACCCTTTGCCCTTCTTTCCATCTTTTCAAATCACTTTCAAACATTGCTTTAAAGTCAACTGGCGTATCGTCTATTGTTGTTGTACCTATTGACAACTTGGCTTTCTTTCTGTCAATGTCCAAGTTCATTTGCATCTTGTGGATTTTATACGCGTTCAATACATCGGATAAGAATTGGATAGACATAAGACCATAGTGTTCAACACGTTTCCAAGCCATTCCAACCGCGTTGAGTTGGAACGCTAAACCAATCTCACCAATGGTAAAAAATCGATAAAACTGTTGTGCCGTGTCGTATAGCATCTGCGTTTCTTCGGGTGACGGAAGTTGTTTGATTCCGCTTATAACGATTCCCTTTGCAATTAACGATTTAAACATAGGTAAGGTGGATTCGCATACCTTTGTTTGATTTAACGCTTCGAGATAAGCGCGTTCATCATTGGTCAAGCCACTGCTGTAATGCTGACCTTTGTACTCTACCAAGTTGCTCATTGTTGTTGTTTTTTATTGTTACAAATTTACTTAAATCCCAAGCGGAACGCATTGCCGCTTTCCAATCTTTCATCTTGTTCTTGCCGTACTTCCAACCTGTATTGGTGTAATGGCTGATAAATACATCGGCAAAGTTAAGCGCATCTTCAGAACACGCAAATGGAACTCTCTCCAAAAAATACTCCCCCACCTGTTCCGCAGTCGGCGGTTGAAAGGTCGTTCTCGTTGTTTTTAAATTCAACGTGTGGGATTTCAATAGGTCTTCGAGATACGCTACCCTTAAGGTGAGTGAGTGTAGTTCTTCCTTTAATTCGTTTTTTTCCATTTAGTTTTAGTTTTAATTCGTTGCAATTATAACCCAACTCCGCCATATATAAAAAAGAATCATCAATAAATATTTGCGTTGAGATATCGAACTGGTATAGATCAACCATCTTCTTAAGCGAATGCAGAACCGTTGCGTGGTCTTGGTTTCTTATCGTCTTACCGATTTGAGATAATGTCATTTTTGTACCTGCATACAACAAAAGATAAGCGTTCGCCCTTGCATCTACAATATGTCTTTCGCGTGAACGTGCGCAAAGTTCCATTGCTGTGATGTCGTGAGCCTTACAAACTGCGCTCAATACATCATTTTCAAATCCATCGAAATCGTCACCATTCTCAATTAACTCGATTAGTTCGGTTTGGTATTCGTTGGTGTATAGTTCTAAAAGTTCCTTTAAATTCCGTACACGGTATTTAATTATAAAGTCATTTAATTTACTCATTGTCAAATAGTTTATTTAATTGTTGTGGTAATATGGTAGGATCAATATCGCATTTACCTATTGATACCGCTACTTTATAAACCAAATTTGAAGAATTGATAATTTCTCTCGAAATGTTTGCAATAGCTTTAACTCTTTTCAATTCAATTTCCATTTTATCCAGAGTTAAATCTTCTTCGTTTAATCTTTCCAATGCCATAAACAAATGGTCATTGAGGTCACTTAATTTGTTTCGTGCCATTTTTTAATTCTTTTAATTTACGTGTTAATTTTATTTGTAGTCTTTTCGTTTCAATTACTTGTGGATTCTTATTTATAAAGTCATCCGATAACTTTCCTCTCCTTAAACATTGCATTACATATGTAATGTGTAAATCATTTACGTAACGAATATTAATTTCTTTTTTGACTTTTTTAATATATTCAAAATTATTTAGTTTCCATCGTTTAGCATTTTCAATGCATTTTTCTCGATTCGCATAATAATATTTTTTGGTATTCAATGCAGCGCAAGATTTACAATGAGTGCTTATTCTAAATCTATTTCTTTGCTTTTCAAAAAAATGTGAGAAATTGTCTAATGGTTGACTTATTTGACATTTATTGCAAATCTTAGTATTCATTCATCACCTTCGTGTTTTATTGTTCGTTGTTCGCTTTCCAGTATAATATTCACAACCTCTTTGATGTTGACTTCGGCAAACTTTGCAACTTTTGATATGTCGCAAACGTGCATCGTCATTGGTTGCTCGTGCCATCTTTTCGCTTGGCTAAACGATATTCCCATTGCTTTCGCAAGGTTCGATGTGTTACCGAACCAAGCGAAAACGAATGTCTCCCATTTACTTTTCATTTACAACCTCCTGCTTAATAATTTTCTTTTGATACTTAACCGCGTTGTGGTTTATAGCAATTTCCAAAAGATTCATAATGTCAGTAGCTGTGCCGTAGTTGACAATTCTAATGTCTTTGTCAAGGATCAATTCATTGCCATTATCTACTAAAGTCAAGCAAACTTTGTTTCTATGCTCTGGACTCCAACCTTCATCGTCATTGGTAGATAGTACAAATTTTCTTTTCTTTTCTAAATCAATAACTTTGACTACGTGGGTTTCAATCCATTCCTTGTCTAATTTTTCGATAATTGTGTAGTTCATAATAATGGTTTTAAGATTTTAATTGTTTCGTGCATTCAAAACGGAAGGTCATCGTTGTCCATCTTCGCGTTGGAGTTCGCGTTGTCTTTGGCATCGTCAGTTAAGCCAACTCCAGTCAGTAAATACTTTTCGAACAACTGCGCCACCTCAATAACCTTTGCAGGATTGTCGGAATGATTCATATCAACTGAAGCCTTCAACGCTACCGCACGTGCAATAGATTCATCCTTGTCTTTTGAGTTGTTAGATGAATAGTTACCGCCATTGCTTGGTGCATATGTGCGTTGTTCTTGCACCCATTTAATCTTGTGACCTCTACCGCTTGGGGTAATGTCGTAAGATTTCTCATCACCAACCGCGAATGGTGGGGTTTGTGATTTACTAAACACCGTTCCAGTGTCGTTGTTATCCATAGTTACTTCGAACTTGAACAAGTCGTTCCAAGTTCCATTGCCTTGGATGTGCGTGATTTTCGCTTTTTTCATTTTTGATTTATTTAATTGTTAAATTGTTTTCAGTGTCTGTTGAACCTATCGCCCAAAATTCGGGGTATAGTATCGGATGAATGGATGCGTGGTTATCCGTGCAGGTCTTGCACCAATCTTCGGAATCTTCGATACTTAACCAAACTTGGTGAAGTTCGTATTCGGTAACCTTTGATCCGCAGTTTTGACATTTACACCATTCAATAGGCGTTTCGGGTGGGTTTACTCTATCTAACATAAGTTCTTTCAGTTAATAGTTCGGTCATCCTTTCGAGTGGGCTACGCGGTACACTATTCGCAATGTGCTGCGCGAGTTGATTGTAGTCCAGTTTCTCGGTTGGATAACTTGCGGATTGTACGCAAATGAATTTTCTTGGGTAATTACTTTGCATTGTTAATGGCTTTTAAAGTTGTTTCTTTGTCTTGTTCGGTCAAAAAGATTCCGCTTGGATTGTAATTCTCAACTGCGCTCTTCAAAAAGATTAGTTCAGTGTAAGTCAACTCAACTATCCATTTGTCTTGATTCTTTGCCATAGTTAGATGATTTCAAAGATAAAGATTTCATCGCGAAAAGGAGAGGTTGCAGGGGTCATTGGGTCGTAAGCAAATGCCCATCCGTCTTGGTCAACTCTAACATCCAAGTTCATTTCACTTGCGTGACGTTGTACTGATTGGTTGGCATCCTCGATTGTTGGGAAGTTAAAACTCTTTTTAACTGATCCTTCTGTGTAAATGTGAACTGTGTACATAATTGTGTTTTTTAAATTGTTCGTTTGTTTGGCAAAGTTAAACACAAATTCCATAATGTCAAGAAAAACTTTGAAAAAAATAAAACTATTTTCACTTTTGTAGTATTTGCAAGGGTTTTAGACGCAAGATTTTTTTAGATTTACTTAAAATATGAAGCAGAAAATACTTAATAGTGTTAAGCCACGTGCTAAAAAACCCTTTTCAGGTGAAGCAGGGTTACAAGTTGCGGTAATTCAGTATCTCAAAATGGCTTATCCTACCGCTATTTACTGCGCTTCAGCAGGCGGTATGTTTACGAGTATGAAACAAGCGATAAAGATGAAGGCTACTGGATACGTTAAAGGATTCCCCGACTTACAAATCTGCGAACCCAACGAAAAATACCACGGCTTATTCATTGAATTGAAGACATCTAAAGGGGTTGCAAGTAAGGAACAAAAGGAATGGATCAAAACACTAAACAAAAAGGGATATTACGCGTCTATATCTAAAGGCTTTGATGAAGCAAAAGAAGTAATTGATGGATATTTCAACGGATCAATATAATAAATACCGCGCATTTGCTCGGTCAATCGCTGGTAATACATATGATGGTGATGAACTTTTGCACTCTACATTATTGAATATCCTTGAATCCAACCGTATTGAAATCAAAGACCAAGACAACTACATCATCTGCTCACTCAAATGGGAATACACGCGCCCACGTACACGTTTTAAAAAGTTAGTAGGTGAGTTTCAAAGTAATTGGAAAGACCTTGAGCCATTTCAATTCGAGATTGCTATAAATGCCAACGGTGAAACGTGGGTTGGTAGTCGATTAACCAATGAACAACTTGACATCCTTATTAGCCGCCTTCCATCATTTGAGCGCGATGTGTTTCAACTATATGTAATGAGTGACTTTAGTTATCGAGAGTTAAGCGAGGAAACGGGAATACCCGTATCTTATCTATATGACACAGTTAAACGTGCCAAAGAAGAAATAAAGAAATCTATAAAGTATGACGAATAAAGAAATGTTTAATTATCGGATGGAGATATGCAATGCGTGTCCGATATTCAACAAGACCACGCGAACTTGTGGAACTCCATTAAACAAGTTAAACCCATTTGCAGAGTGGCACGAAATGAATGGAGTTAGGTTTAAACCTTGCGGCTGCTTTATGGACGTTAAGGCAAGAATGGCTTTACAAGAATGTCCTGCTGGTCTTTGGGGTGCGGTTGTGGATTCAAACATAATTGAAGAAGCAAAGGAACTGATTAAAGTAATTAAGGAAAGCGGAAAGGTTACAGGCGAACAACGAAAGGTATTAGGTCAACTCAAAGGGATCATTCAAGGCGGTAAGGCAGTATCACTTCGCCATTGCGTTGGATGTGTAAACAAGTTAGTGGATGAGTTAGGTCACCAACTTAAAAGAGAGGAAATCGAATTGATAAATGAAGTCGAACAACCACAACCCAAGAAACGTGGACGAAGAAAACGAGCACAATGATGAGCCTTCTACATTTTTGTTTTATTGTGTATGGCACGATCGCCTTACTACTTTTTGGATTTATCATAATACAGATGCGGTCAAGATGGATTCCTTTTTCAATTGAAAACTTTTTAGGTGCATTTACCGCTTCTGCCTTGTGGCTCTATGTCTTAATCAAAACTTTGTTTACTAAAAGTGAATAAATAAATCGTTGTAATTTGAGGCAACTATTGTTTTTTATTGCATCTTTGTAGTGTTCAGGTATTAGCGATATGTCCCCCTTTCATTCTAACCCTGAACAGTTAAAATGATTGGGGGATTTTTCTTTGATGTGTGAATAAGGTTTTTTCCTGTTTTAATCCCTTGCTATGTAACTATAATTAAGTAGCAAATAAAAGCAATTGTGAAAAGAACCGCTATTCCGAGTTGGTAACGAAAGTGAGATTTCTTGGATAGCGAATAACATCGGTTAAATTGAATCTACGCAATGCAGAGGTGCAACGTAGTGGTGAAGGGAAACTAAAGATACCTACCGATGCCAGAGCCTAACTGGAACTTTTGGACAATGAGTACTTATCAGTTATAGTTAAAGAGATAAGTAAAAGGATAGAATTTTGATTGTAGTTTATTTCAATCTTTATTCACCTAAAAACCTAACTATGCACATAAATGAAATGATATGAAAAGAAAAGAAATGAGAGCCGAACTATTTGAAAAGATGCTGTCCGATTACGCGGATCAAAATGATATAGTTTGGAAACGAATAGCAAAACCGCATTTTCGGGTTATATCTCCAACTATGACCGTAGACATTTTTACAACAGGTTTAAAGTATCATATTATTGAAACCAATAGCAGAGGTTCACTAACTGATTTAAATGATGCTATGAACCTTGTTAGATTCATAAATAATTGATTATATTTGTAATAGATAACAATATGAAAAGATACATAATTCATAAAAGTGAAAATGGTAAAAGTTTTGTTTGGAAGATAGTGGATGGTGTTAGCCAATTAGCCATTCATAATGACCTAATCTTTTTTAACGCTGAAAATAATGATCCGTTGGCAGTTGTCAAAGTTTGCGAAAATATACTAATTGTAAGAGATATTGAAAATGATAATACTACCAGCACAAATTGAATCTATCAAAAGTCGTAAGGATAGAACAACGGCTATTGTAATTGGCACTAATGAATTAACTCCCGATAAGGCAGGGCAAATATTCAGCCTTCAAAATTCGTTTGTTTACGTTGCTCTAAAAGAAGAGGAGTTTGCGTCTAAAGAGAAAGAGATTATAGACGACCTTAAAGCGGACTTTGAGATAGAGCGCAAGAGTAATGGTCAACGATTAAGGAACGTGCTGTATAAGTTATGGGAACAAGACAAAGAAGGGTTCTTGACCTTTGCCAAGTATTATGACCATAAGATGGAGCAGTTAATAAATCACTTTAAAAGTAAGTTAGAACTATAAATTATTGTCAGTTATGGCGGAACGCGATGAAAATGGAAGGCTAAAGAAAGGTCACGGAGGTTTGAAACCTCAAGGTGCTAAATCTCAAAAGACACTTCAATGGGAAGCGTTAGGCGAATCCATCACAGGACAACAAGCGGAGAAATTCAATGCTTTCCTTGACAAGTTGTGGAGTTCACGCGATGACCAAGACAAGATGATTGCAAGTGAGTTGTATTTAAAGACACTTGAATACTTCAAACCTAAACAGGCAAGACAAACGATAGTTGGTGAAGGTGATGCTCCAGTACAAATTGTAATATCGGACAAATTATAAGTATATGACAGAAGCACGTAATGAAAATATGCACCACACGTATAGATTGTGTGTGATGTTCGGGATGTGGTTACAACAACCAACCCAAAGAAAGAGGTTGAAAAATACCGAAATGACTACGCTCTTTCAAGAATGGATTGATCTATTAAGTCAACAACTTGACAATGGCGAAGATTAAACTTGAAAAGGACTATTCCAAAGTAACGGTCAAGCAGTACGTTGACTTTGTCACCAATGAAGGAAACGACATTGGGCAAGTATCTGCTATCTTAAGAATCAATAAAGACGATGCGCGTAATTTGTCACCCGAAACCATTGGAGAGGTTATAGCCTTTTTCAAAGAAACCATAGATGAACCGAAAGCCGAACACCAACACAAATGGAAGGGGTACGGATTTGTTCCAGATGTCAACAAGATTTCATTTGGTGAGTGGTTAGACCTTGAGAGTAATTGTAAGGACTTCCCAAAGAATCTAAATAAGATACTATCTATTCTTTACCGACCTATATCAAGTGAGATTGGCACGAAGTACAAAATTGAGCCATACACCGCTGAACATTTAACCAACTGCGATGACTTCAACGATATGCCGTTATCAATAGCAAATGGTGCGCTTGTTTTTTTTTCGAATATCGAAAACGAATTACTGAATCGTTCCCTAGAGTTTTTAGATACAACGATGACATCGGAGATGATGAAGGCGATAACGATGATGGAGCAGGCGCTCAAGCAACAAGCGACTTGAGTGAGCGGTACGGATGGTTTCACGTTATCGAGGAGTTAGCGGATAGGGATATAACCAAGTTCGACCAAGTAACCGAAACACAGGCAAGTACAATCTTTGCTCATTTGAGTTATCGAATAGATTACTTTTCTTTTCAAAAACAACTCCTAAAAAAGTAGTTAAATGCGTCTTTGATATATATGGCAACAGCATCTTCCCTTTATACATACAATGTCGTGGTTAGCAAGTTTCAGCAATTCGCTGAACAACACGCTTTAATAAGACGATTCACCCACGGACAAATCGCACAAGCGGATTTGGAAAAGGAAACGGAGTATCCGTGGATGCACGTTACACCAACTGGAGTGAGTTTCGATAAAGGACAACTTTCGTACACATTCGATGTGTTCTTTGCTGACCTTCCACGTGACAAGGACGAAAAGACCGAATACCAAAAACAAGCAATTAGCGATTGCATCTTGTTGGCTTCCGACTTTGTTAATATGTTAGAGTTAGGGGATTTCTTTGATGAATCAGTAGTATTAACTACACCAATTAGCGGTTCGCCATTTGTAGAAGAATTTAGCCACGTGTTAACTGGAGTTCAATTATCTATTGAGTTGACGGTGGATTATACTTGGAATGCGTGTGAAATTCCTTATATCGGCGATTAATGGCAAAGAAGGTACAATATACAACTAACGAACCAAGTAGCACAACCGACTATTTAGCGGCGGATAATACTTGGAAACCCTATTCAGGTGGTTCGGGTGGTAGTGGTATTCCTCACGGATCAACAAGCGGAACAGATACATACACAACTACTATAAGCGGTGTAACTTCATTGAGTGATGGGGATGCGTTTTTAGTTCGATTTACAATCGGTAATACAACAAGTGCTACATTGAATATCAATTCACTTGGTGCGATTCCATTATATCGCAATAACGATGGCGCGTTAATAGGTGGTGACATTATAGACGGTGCAGAAATGCTTTGCGTTTATAACTCAACTACTAATCGATTCCAAGTTATAGGCACTGCACCAAATACATTGTTGGCTTATGTTACAAATGCTGAATCCACAACTATAACCAAAGGACAACCAGTATATGCCTTTGGTGGGCAAGGTGACCGATTAAAAGTTAAGTTGGCTTATAATACATTAGATTCTACATCGGCTCAAACAGTTGGTCTTGTATTGTCAACTTCAATTACCGCAAATGGTAAAGGGTTAATAATAGTGAATGGTCAGTTAGATGGATTAAGTTTATTCCCTACTTCAACTTGGGCGGATGGTGACGCGGTGTATTTAGGCGCAACTGCAGGAACGGTAACCAAAACCAAACCACAAGCACCAAATCACCTTGTATATCTTGGATTTGTTACAACGGCTAACAATGGAAGCGCGGGGAGAATGTATGTAAGGGTGCAGAATGGATACGAATTAGACGAGATTCACGATGTTAAAATTACATCCGTTGCTAATAACGATGTATTAAAGTACAATTCAAGTAACGGACTTTGGGAAAATAGCAACGTACTATCCACTAAACAAGACACAATTACAGGTGCTGCTACAACTATTACAAGTTCCAACCTTACTAATTATCGCGCGTTGGTTTCCGATGGTGGCGGTAAGGTAGCGGTTGCGGCTACAACATCAGCAGAAATAGGCTATTTGAGTGGGGTTACTTCTAACATTCAAACCCAATTAGATGGCAAGACAAGTGTAGCGCGTTCATTTATGGCGGTTAACCAAAATGCAACTATTATAGGTAGCGGCACTACTTACGGATCATTTATATTAAGTGGATTCAACGTAGCAGAATCGTCACGTATTTTCGTTGTCCCTTATGCCTGCACGATGCGTAACTTTTACGTGCGAATCTTTGCGGCTCAACCTGGAACTGGTAGTTTAGTTTTTACGTTAAGAAAGAATTTAGCAGATACATCTGTAGTTGTAACCATTGCCGCAGGTAGTGCTGCAGGAACGGAAGCCAATAGCGGAGTAACAACTGCGACTTTTGCAGCGGGTGATGATTGCTCAATTAAGGTTGTAAATAATGCAATTGGAACAAGTGGAACTGTTAACAATACATCAATAATGGTTGAGATATGAGGTATACTATAACACAAAAAGAAGACGTGACAATTATTCACGTATTGGGTCACAATATCTTTTTCGGGTACGATAATTCAACCGATTACGATGGATTCCGTGTTGCATTAGATACCAAAGGAATTGATGCCTTTGTTGACCTATTGATTCAAGATAGTAACACCGCTTTTAACACTTTCGTGAATGGCTAGTAGTCCAATCAATGATTTAATGAATCAGTTTGGTGCTGATGTTGTTGAGAAAGCAATGCAGAATCTTGGCATTTATAGAACGGTCAAGGGTAAGAAACGTAGAGCGGTTGCAACGGATAACTTACGCAAGTCACTTGCATTTTATTACAACGCTAAAAAAGGTCAGTTAGAGTTCTTTGCCAAAGGTGCATCTGCTAAATATGCTGACTTTGTAGAACAAGGTGTCAATGGAATAGAAAGTGGTGTTGGTTCACCTTATTCATTTCGTAGTGGTGGCGGTGGTGGTAAAAAGGTCGATGGAATGGGTGTAATGCAAAAAGCCATCTATGACTGGATGTCCATAAAAGGAATTAAGCCACGTAATAAGAATGGATCATTCGCATCATTTAAAACCGATAAAGCAAAGGAGAACGCTAAAAAGGGAATGGCATTTACTATTATGCGTTCAATTCGTAGACGTGGAATACAACCTTTGTTCTATTGGAAAGATGCGGTAAATGAGATATTGGACGAATACGAGCCAAAGTTTGCAGAGGCTTTGAGTAAAGAAATTAAAATTGTAATTGAGGATAACTTACAAAAAAGAATTAAAGTATGATAACGACAAAGATAACAGGACTTTCGGCGCAAGGTAACACCGAGCTAACAGGTCTTGCGTTTAGTAATAACGATGTAGCGGTTACAATGTATAGCGACAATGTAACTGAACCTGGATTTAAATATGTGTTTAATATTTCCGATTTAAATACAGGCAATGAGTACAAGTTCTACATTGCACCAAACGCGCAACTTAATGGGGTGTTCAATATGAAAACTTTATTTAATCAGTTGACACTTACACCAATGGTATATAATACAACGGATGTATTGATGCATATTAGCGCACCTCTTAACTCAACTGAATTAAATGTTAATACGTTTAATATTCGATGTTTTGAAGGTTGGGAAGTTGGCGGTGTATTTACAGAGGATGAAACGGATATTGTAGCATATAGCATAATGAGTGTTTACGGAAGCGGTAAGCAGAACTTTATTGTGATGGGTACTAATGACACAAAGCCTTTGGCATTGTCTCAAATGTATGATAACACTTTAGGGTTCAATGCAGAATCCGTAGCGACTGAATTAAACTTACCATTGACACTTCAAAATGAGGTTATAAATTGGCGTAAGATTTCACGTTCAAAGGTTACTAATGACGAAAGTTCCGCATATTCGATACTTTCGTTTATAGCGGATGATACTACATTCATCAATGAGAATTATCCGATATTAACAATGAACGAATTTGCTTTTGAGTTGTACGATGATACAAGTACGGTCATTGATTCGTTTACTATTCCATTTACTTTAATGGGTGGTTCGTTGTATCATTTACCAACTGGATTAAAGAACCTTGTTAATGGTGGTTATATAGATCAATCGACTGCGGATAGTACAAAGTTCTACACCGTTGTTGGTCAAAACCACGGTGATGATGTAACCGCTAAATATGGCTATTGGGTAGACGAGGATTGTAAATACAACCCAGTGCATTTGTATTGGTTAAATCAGTTAGGCGGTTGGGATAGTTTCTCATTCATCAAAAAGAATGAACGTAGTATTGATGTAGAACGCAAACGATACAAGACATATTTAGGTGACTACAATAATGCGACAACTGACAATCCATTTAGCACTGAAGCGTTTTCACGTTCACTTACCGAGCGCGAACCGATTGTAAAGACGTTCTTGAACCTTACAAGTGATTGGTTGACCGAGAGTGAGTTCCGTTATTTAAAGGACTTGTTTAGGTCTAAATCGGTATGGATGGTAGACGATAACACCGATGGATATTCTGTTGTTCCTGTTGTAGTTGAGGACAACAACTATTTGATGCGTAGAGAAAGAAACTCGCATAAGTACAATCAAAACATTAGATTGCAAATTGCCAACGAAAATGAAACGTTGAATATTGAGAATACACCATTCCCAATTCCTGCGCCTGTGGCTTGTAATTATTACAACGTATTTAGTAGGTTTGCAGGTAGTTCAACTGTTACTTTAGGTTCTAATTTAGGAAACGCAGCAAATATTGTTTTAACAAATGCTACAAGTGGTCGTTATATAAGTGTAAGTTTAACTGATGCATTAGGCGCTACACCAATTGCAGGTGAAATTTACTACGTACGCATAGATTACAACTTTAATTGCCCTTCACCTTTTGTAAGTACAGGGCGCATTGCTTTAGGTGACCAACTTACAGGCGGTGGTTCAACAACAAGTTTAGCAGGTTTACAAAATAATGGCACTCCTATAATCGCGACAGGTGTATGGGGTACGCATACAACAACAGGAACTAATTACTTTAGGTTAACCCTTCCAACGTGGTCGGGTGGTGCTACAGTAACTGGTAATATTTACGTAACAGTTGGATTTGGTAATTGTCCTTAATAACAAAGAATGGAAACTGCTTTAATAATTTATAGTCAAGGCGACAACGTACCTACGTTGGTTGACCTTTATGAGAATGAGAGTATCTCTCTTCAATACAACTTTACGGACATCAAGGACTTGCGCCCTCGAGGTAGTTATTCGCGTACATTTCGCATCCCTGCAACACCTACCAACGCGAAGATATTTGGATTCATTCAAGAAAACACCTACCAATTTGCCAACTTCAACCCAAAGAGAAAACTCAACGCGATTATAACCGTTGACACTATCCCAACTTTGGAAGGTTCGGTGCAGTTTAAAGCGGTGTATACCCAAGATGGACAAAACCACGAATATGAGATTGTCTTTTTTGGCAACGTAATCGACTTCTTTAAGAACATTGGGGATGCTGATTTCAAGAACTACATTGGCGCACAACTTCAAACCGATTATCCAGTAGTTATCGAATACGATAGTATAGCAACTATAAACGCTGAAACTGATATCTATTTAGGATTAACGGATCGTGGGCAAAATTGGGTTAACAATATTGCAGGTGGTAGGTCTATAAATACGCTGAATGTTAACCGCGTTTGTAAGGCTGGTGAAATGACACCATTCGTATCGGCTCGATACATCTTCAATAAGATAATGTCTTTGAGTGGGTTTACTTTGGGTGCTGATTCGGGAACGCTAACAAGTGAGTTGGATTTTATGTATATCCCTTGGGTTAGCGAAAGTCAAACGATACAACAAGCAGGAGGTAACCCCGAAACTGCTAAATTTTTACTTGAAGGTTATTCACCAGATGATACTTTTGTAGTTGGTGACTTTGGACTTGAAACTATAAATAACTATACTGCTTCATTGTACTATATACCAACATTAAATGAAGTACAAGACCCTGGAAGTAACGTAGTTGGCAACGTATATACTGCACCATTCAGCGGTTCTTATTCTTTTGGATTTGATGTTGTAATGCAAGTCAATCAAAACTTCAATGGTTATTTAACATTACGACTTTTAAAAACTGATTTACTTGGCAATAAATCTTTTGTCGAATATGGTGGTGTTGGGTTTTCCGATTATGATAATCAAGGTAATGATGTATATCAAACCAATGTGGATGTTAATGGCTCGATTAGTAACACTACAATATTTTTACAAGCAGGTGAAACAATACAACCAGTAATACAACAACAAGAATATATCAATTCATATTGGTATAACTTTACAGGTACATTTACAATTAAAAGTGTTTCATTGTATTCTACAACAATTTCAAAACCATTATTTGGAAACGAAATTGATTGGGTAGGTAACGCGCCTGTAATGAAATGTAGTGAGTTCATCGATTCACTTTTCAAGATGTACAACTTGGTGGTAGTTCCAAATAAGTTCAACCAAAAGTTAATCGACTTTATCCCATTTCAAGAATACATCTCGCAAGGTGTAGCAAAGGATTGGACACCATTGTTGGACATTAGCAAGGACATCACGTTAATGTCTACAAACGATTATCAAGCACGTAAAAACACGTGGACTTATAAGGCAAGTAATGACCTATTCAACAACATCTACAATACGCAAGGAGACCGCGTTTATGGTAGGCTTGAATTGATTGACCCAGAGAACGACTTTGCAACGGATGAAAATAAAGTAGAGTTGTATTTTGGACCAACACCGATTGTTCCCATCAATGGAACTTCTTACGCTATTCCAAAATTTGTAAGTGATGATTATGCGTATAGCGCACCTAACCCACGAATACTTTACAAGGTTGGTGACACTATTAAATTCAATGTCTATAACGATACAACTGGAGGTATAAATCAAGTTGAGGCTTTTCAATTTAGCCACTATTCGGACTTCGTTCCCGACATTCAAAGTCGTGACTTGAACTTTGGACAAGAAACACCTTTGTGTTCAGTTAGTTCGATTCCATATAAAACACTTTACGCGAGGTATTGGAACGAATACATCCAAAACATTTACGCACCAGACGCGCGTATATTAGAGGCTTTCTTTTCGCTTGAATTTGCAGACATTTACAACTTTAATTTTAACGATAAGATATTTATTAAAGATTCTTATTGGAGAATATTGTCAATTAGTGATTACGTTGTAGGCACACAAGACACGGTTAAGGTTACATTGATTAAGCAAGTAACCGCAGAACCAGATTGCCTATTAACTCCCAACTCAATAACCGCTTTGGGTGCGGTTGCTTTCGTGGATGCCAATGGTGATCCGGCTGATGCCACCGAAATTTGTTGTAATATATACAACTATAGTTGGCGTGATGGTGGATGTTATGCGTTCTCTCCTAATAGTGATGGACACGGAAAACCAAAGAGCGCAATACTTACAACGGATAAAGTTTATAATATTGAACCAAATGAGAAATCTGCATTAGTCGTGTCACCTAATAACTTTGTTGGTTTTAACAATGACAACTCAATAGTATTGGGTAGTGGTAATGTGTTGAATAGTGGATTGGATTCCGTTTTTGTTATGGGTTACAATTCATCGGTGATAAATGGTGGTGCTACTATTGGAAGCGGTGGTGAATATCGCGGAGAAATGCAGAACGGCTTAATACCAATGTGGGGAAAGGGTGACTTTACCACAAGTGCAACTACCATTCGTTTGTTGGCTTATGGCACAACTTACATAAATATGCCCGATAACTCGGTTTGGCTTGGTAAATTGCGTTTAATGGTAGGTCAAGTAGGTGCGGTAATTGATGCATCGGTTAGCGGTGAATACAATCTTCACATTGTTCAAAGCGGTGGTACTATAAGCCTAAAGAATGTAACTACCATAGATGAAACGGCTATTGACATAGATGGTAAATTCATCATTGACTTGGATATAGTAGGTAGTACCTTTGCAATTACGGTTGTATTGGACGATGCCACGGCTTATCCTTACAACACCATAAACATTTCAGCGCAGTTTAATTATACACAATATACTTATGCATAATCCAAAGGATACCTTTAAAAATGTTAGACATTTATTACAACACGGACTTGGTAAGGACTTGCCAAGCAATGAAAATAAATTATCAAATGTCACAACAAAAGCCATAAATTTTCTACTTTTTGCGTCTTTAATTTTAGGCACGATTTACCTAATTAATTTGTTCATCTAATGGCTACACAAAAGACAGTAATTGAAGTTGACATACAAGGCTCGGAAAGAGTCGAGTCGATGCGTACGCAAATGCGTAAACTTCGCGAAGAGTTAGCAAGGTTGCCAGAGGGAAGTGCGGAGTTTGCCAAAGTACAAAGACAACTTGGAGAGTTGAATGATAAAGTTGGCGACTTAAATAAGTCAGTCAACACATTGTCGGGTGATCCATTAGAACGTTTGAACAACTCATTCGGAATGATTGGAAGTTCAATTCTTTCGCTTGACTTTGGGGCGGCTCAAACTGGATTGCAAGGGGTAACATCAGCAATTAATGACTTTAAATTTGGTGACCTTTCCAACGCGGCAAAAGGATTCGGTAAGACGATGCTCGATTTGGGTAAGGCTTTAATGACTAATCCTATCTTTTTGATTGGTGGTATCATTGCTTTGATTGTTGCCAACTTTGAGGAACTTACAAAGGCTGGTGGATTGGTTGGTAAAATGTTTGGATTCATTAAAACAACCATTGATAGTGTTATAGGTGGACTTGTTGACTTTATGGATTGGATTGGGTTAACGGATTCCAAAGCGGAAGAACGCGCGGAGAACGAAAAGAAACGCCAAGAACAAGCGAAGAAAGACCAAGAGGCAGCATTAAAAAAACAAAAGGAATTAGAAAAAGAAAAAGAAAAGTTAGCCGAACAAGCCGCAAAGAAAGAAGCCGAGCGCATCCAAAAAATAAAAGATGACCAAAAGGCATTAACGGAATTTCTTAAAGCCGAAAATGAGAAACGATACCAAGATACACTATCTGCAAAAGACAAAGAACTTCGCCAATTAAAATTAGAATATGAGCAAAAGAAAAAACTTGCTCACGGAGATAAAGATTTATTAAATCAATTAGAAAATTCATATTATGCTGATAGTATAAATATTGAAAGAAAATATTTTACCGCATCAAAAGATATTAAAACTGAATCTGCTAATGAAGGAATCAAATTAAAAGCAGAAGGTTTACGTGCTACATTACATTTTGCAAGTGAAGAAGAACTTGCAGAAGAAGAAGCCGCACAAGTAAGAGAAGAAAACTTAAGGAATTTATACGCCAATCGTTATAAGTTAGCAGAAGCCTCTTTGGGTTCATTGATGTCATTAAACGATGCGTTAACTGCGAGTGGTGTATTAAATGCCAAACAATCTTTTAAAGTCAATAAAGCGTTGCAAATAACACAAGCCAGTATAGGTGCAGTCCAAGCGGTGCAAGTTGCTTTGGCTGACCCTACTTTAGTTGGGCCATCGCGTTACATCGCTGCGGCTGCTGCTGGTATTGCTGGTGCTGCTAACGTGGCAAAGATTATGGCAATGAAATTTGATGGGGGTTCTTCAAGTGGTTCACAACCAAATCCATCATTAGGAGGTGGAGGTGGTACAACTACCTCTGCACCTTCGGTAGATTTATCTTTTCTTAATCAAATGCAGAACAAATCACAACCCATTCAGACATACGTACTTGCAACTAATGTAAGTTCAGCGCAAGAGGCAGAGCAAAAAATAAAAGACCAATCACGAATAATTAAATAAAAAAATGGAAGAAGTAAAAGTTATCGAATACACTATCGATGATAGTGGATATTTGGGAGTAAATGCAATTTCACTTGTTGAGAATCCAGCAATCGAAGTTGACTTTGTAGCGTTGTCAAAAACGCACGTTAAACAAGCGGCTATTGAGGACGGAGAACGCAAAATGCTATATGGTGCGGTAATGATTCCCGACCAACTAATATACCGGGTTAATGGAATGGGTGAAGCCTATTATTGTAAGTATTCGAAAGAAACGATAAACAAGATTGCACAAGAATATCTTAAACGCAATATGCACCACAATTCAAACCTTGAACATCAAATCCCTGTTGCGGGTTGTGTGGTTGTTGAATCGTGGATCAAAGAAGGCGCACACGACAAGTCGATGAACTTTGGTTTCTCCTTTCCAGATGGTACTTGGTGCATAGGAATGAAGGTAGACAACGATGAAGTGTGGCAAGACATCAAACAAGGAAATGTAAAAGGCTTTTCACTTGAAGGATTCTTTACTGAAATGAGTGAAGAATATTTAGCCGAACAAGAAATCGAAAAGATAATGAAGGAACTTGAAGGAGAGTTGAAAGGGTTGTAATAGATTACACCGCGTGCAGGTGTATGTTACCCGACAAACAAAGAACCCCCTACGTTTAGGGGGTTTCTTCGTTGAACTAAA